AGTTGAAATAACGTCGGATCGGGGCCCTTGAAGGGCAGCGGCATGAGGCTGTCACGGATCGCGCCTCCCGGCGCATCTACATCACGGAACTCTCCAGGTTGTAGCGGTAGGTCTTCATCTCGAACGCGAAGACCACGTGCTTTAAATCCTGCTGGTAAGTTAGCTAATGTTCCTGCATCAATTAATTGACGTAAGATAGAAGTAGCTGATTTAGTAAGCCCACCAATCATATGGATCAAGCCAAAACCATAAAAACCTAATCCTGGAAGAAACTTATAATGAGTAAAATAACGAATTTTTCTTCTTTGAGGGTCGTCTTTTTTATAATTACGTCTTATAGATAAAATTTCGTTAGTATCTTCATGTAACGTAACAATATAAGGATCAGCTATACCTGTTTCCTCGCCGTTTTCGTCTACATGTTCATATCCTGGAAGGCTTAAATCAACGTGCATCTCTAAAAGAGTGACACTTTCTTCATTCTGTATAGTTCTACGAAAACCTGTTAAATCAGCTATTTTTTCTTTAGCTTCGTTTTCGTTATAGTCCGATCCTTCTTCTTGGATTTCTATATCACGATAAAACCCATCAAATTGTAACTTCAAAACATCGTTTGAGTTCATTACTATGGAATGTGTGATGCGAGGACAAGTATCTAGATTAGATTCAGTATACGAGACGATTAAATCGTCTGGCATAACGAATTTACTTACAGGTCTACTAAAACTAGGGTCAAAATATGTTTTCTTAAAAGCTGAACCTGAAAGCGGTAAGTAGAAAAGCATTTGATCTAGCTCTGGATCGTATTCTTCCATAACGTCTAGAACCATAAAGTTCATAAAGTTACGAACACGCTCCGCTTGTTCTTCAACTTCTCTAGTATGTTCACCTATGATTCGTGTTTGGACTGGACCTCCAGGAGGAATCAGTTCTTTGTAGGCTTGCGCTTGAAACTGAGTTGCAGCTTCCGCAAGTAACGGATGGGTAACGCCAGAAGACCCTCTGAACGGTTCATCGCGATCTTCAGTCTTAATACCAAGAAGGTCCAAGCCGTCAGTATATGTATCCAACCAATCCTGACGCGATTCCAAATCATCTTTATAGGACGCAACAAGATCTGAAGCCAGCTCTTGCAAGTCTCTTTCATCCATGTCTTCAGCAAGATTAGCGTAGAAGTCATCTTTTTCATCGTCATCGTCCTCTTCAACGTATCCTACGATAGCTCCACCGTCCTCTAGCATTACAGTATCAT